AGCGGCACTAAATTCAAATACAGCCACAAGGCATATACTTGAGAGTAGCCTTTACATATACAGGACATTAGCCGAGGCGTTAACGTATAGGGTATCCGATATCCTTGAGTACGCTGACTTTAGGGATGAGTTTACAAACCAAATCGGTAAGTACAACGTAAATATACTGAACAGCATCAAAGACCTATACATATATGACTTTGGTATTTTCATAGAGGTATCACCTGACGAGGAGCAAAAGGCACAGCTTGAGCAGAATATTGCAATGGCTCTATCTAAGGGAGATATAAATCTTGAGGATGCGATAGATATCAGAGAGATTAAGAACATAAAGGTAGCTAATCAATTACTGAAACTTAAGCGCAAGACAAAGCTAGACAGAGAAGAGAAGATGGCTATGCAGGCTCAGGCTATGCAGGCACAGATTCAGGCTCAGTCTCAGCAGATGGCTGCCGAGATGTCTATGCAAAAGCAGCAGGCAGAGATACAGGGCAAGATGCAGCTTAAGCAGGCTGAGATTTCATTTGACATTGAGAAGATGAAGATAGAGGCTCAGTTAAAGGCTCAGTTGATGCAGCAGGAGTTCAATCTTAGTATGCAGCTAAATGGTATGGATATGGCATCGCTGCAGGCAAGAGAGACGGAGAAAGAAAAGGCAAAGTCAGACAGGATAGCCCTTCAGAATACACAGCAGTCGAAGTTAATTAATCAGAGAAAGAATAATTTACCACCGATGACGTTTGAGTCTAATGAAGATAGTTTAGATGGATTTGACCTAGCACAATTTAACCCAAGATAGACAAGAAAAATATATTAATATATTTTCACTAACTTTGCAAATAATTTAATTTAATATGAGTTTTACAGTAAAATCGGTTGGAACAGCAGTTGAGAAATCATCGCAGGAGATAGAGCAAGAGTTGCTTAACAAACACGAAGAGCAAGTTGCAGGCGCACAGGTAATAGCAGAGACAGTAATAGATACTGATGCTATTCCATCAACTGAGTTAAAAGAGGAAGACGTTCTTTCATATATTGAAAAGAGGTACGGCAAGCAGATTAGCTCTATAGAGGAGCTAACAAGAGAAAGAGAAGAGGCTGAGGCCCTTCCTGAAGATGTTGCCGCATACTTTAAATATAAAAAAGAAACAGGTAGGAACATCGAGGATTTTGTCAAGTTGAACAAAAATCTAAACGATGTAACGCCTGATAAGATACTAAGAGACTATCTTGTCGCTACTGAAAAGGGCTTGGATAGTGAGGATATCGAATCTATTATGGAGGGATATTCTTACGATGAAGAGCTTGATGATGAGCAAACAGTCAAGAAGGTCAAATTAGAAAAAAAGAAAATGGTCGCTAAAGCCAAAGAGTATTTTGAATCTGAAAAAGAAAAGTACAAAATACCTACTGAGTCAGTGGGTAAGTCAATTTCAAATGAAGATGCAAAGCAGTTGGAGGATTATAAGCGATACATTCAGGAGTCAGTGTCTTTGAGTGAGCAAAACCAACGCAGAGAGCAATGGTATCAGCAAAAGACAAGTGAGGTTTTTGGGAATGAGTTCAAAGGTTTTGAGTTCAGTCTTGATGATAACAAACTTGTTTATGCACCTGCAGATGCAGCGGAGCTTAAAAAGGTACACAGCGACCCAACTAACTTCAGTAAGAAGTTTATTGGTGAGGATGGTCTGTTAAAAGACCCTGTGGGCTATCACAAGGCATTGGCCGTAGCGATGAATCCTGAAAAGTTTGCTAAGTTCTTTTATGAGCAAGGCAAATCAGAGGCTGTTGATGATGTGATGCGTAAGACTAAAAATGTAAATATGTCTACGAGACAAGCACCACAAAGCACCTCGGTTGGAGGAACGCAGATAAGAGCTGTAGACCAAGACTCAGGTCGAGGACTGCGAATTAAAAGCAAAAGTAAAAATTAAAAAAACAAAAAAATGGCCGTACAATCAGTACCTGGATTTGCGTTGCAGCCGAGTGCGCAACAAGTCCCACTTAAAACAAACTACATTACCAACTTCGACTTCTTGAGTCAGTATCTTCCTGATACCTACGAAAAGGAATTTGAAAGATATGGTAATAGAACAATCTCTTCTTTCCTACGTATGGTAGGAGCAGAAATGCCCTCTAACTCTGACCTAATCAAATGGGCAGAACAAGGTCGTCTACACGTTAAGTACACAGACTGTACTACCACTGTAGTATCAGGTGTAGCAACTGCAGTGTTTACAGTTAACGATACCTTAGTTCCTGCATTTGTTAGTGCAGCTAGTGGTTCAATCGCTATCAGAGTAGGACAAACTGTTATGCTTACAGCAAACGCAGGTGGTTCTAACTACAAAGCAATTGTTACCACAGTTGACACAACTTTAAAAACTTTCACTGTAGCGTTCTACAACGCATCAGGTTTTACAAATAGTAACGTAATTAATAAATACACTGTATTTATTTACGGTTCTGAGTTCAAGAAAGGTACTAACGGAATGGTTGGTTCTTTAGAGGCTGACGATGAGATTTTTGACAACTCTCCAATCATCATCAAAGACAAGTATTCAGTATCAGGTTCTGATATGGCTCAAATCGGTTGGGTTGAAGTAACAACTGAGAATGGCGCTACAGGATTCTTGTGGTACTTGAAATCAGAACACGAAACTCGTTTACGTTTTGATGACTACTTAGAAACCGCAATGATTGAAGCTGTTCCTGCTGAAGTAGGTTCAGGTGCTATCGCTACTACAGGTGATGTAGGAAACAAAGGTTCTAAAGGTATCTTCTACACAGTTAACCAAAGAGGTAACGTGTGGGGTGCAGGTTTCCCTGTATCTTTACCTGATTTTGACACCATTGTTTCTCGTCTTGACAAGCAAGGTGCAATTGAAGAGAACGTAATCTTCGTAGACAGAGCGTTTAGCTTTGGTATCGATGATATGTTAGCAACAATCAACGGATATGCAGGTGCATCTTCTGCAGGTGCAGCATCATTTGGTTTGTTCGAGAACGACCTAAATATGGCGTTGAACTTAGGTTTCTCAGGATTCCGTAGAGGTTATGATTTCTACAAATCTGATTGGAAATACCTAAACGACCCAACAATGCGTGGTGGTCTTCCAACCTCTGCAGGTTCAGGTAAGGTAAGTGGTTTATTAGTTCCTGCGGGTTCTACAACTGTATACGACCAAATCTTAGGCAAAAATGCTAAGAGACCGTTCTTACACGTTAGATACCGTGCATCAGAAACTGAAAACAGACGCTACAAGACTTGGATTACAGGTTCTGCAGGTGGAGCTGAAACAAGCGACCTTGATGCAATGGAGGTAAACTTCTTGTCAGAAAGAGCAGTTTGTACATTAGGAGCTAATAACTTCTTCTTGTTCCAAAGCTAATATTATACTTAATTGGAGGTGTGTCTTTGAAGACACACTTCCTTTTTTTTAAATTTTAATTATATCAAATGAAAAAACAAACAATTAGTGTAGATAAAGTCTACAAATTAACGAAGTCTGAAGCGCCACTATCTTTTATGATACCAACAAGGCACACAGCACAGTTCCCTTTATTGTATTTCGATGAAGAGACAAACACAAACAGAACATTGCGCTATGCAAGAAATCAAAAGTCACCTTTTGAGGAGGAGCAGGATGGCAATGTTATCTTAGAGCCAATTATCTTTGAGGATGGATTCTTAGCCGTTCCTCGCACAAACCCTATACTGCAAGAGTTCTTGTACTACCACCCACTAAACGGAATTAAATTCGTTGAGGTTGATAACGAGAAGGATGCGGCTGTAGAGGTAGAAAGATTAAACCACGAGGTTGATGCGCTTATCGCTGCAAGGGAAATGAACATTGAACAGGTTGAGATGGTATCAAGGGTATTGTTTAACAGAGACGTAACTAAGGTTACTACAGCTGAGTTAAAGAGAGATATCTTGGTATACGCTAAAAATAGCCCACATCAATTCTTGGATATCGTTAACGACCCAAGCTTAAAGCTTCAGTCAACGGTGACATTATTCTTTGACAAAGGGTTATTGACATTTAGAAAAAGCCAAAAAGAAGTTTGGTTTAACACTAATACCAATAAAACAAAATTATTGAACATTCCATTTGGAGAGGATGCATACTCAATTGTAGCATCATTCTTCCAATCAGATGATGGCTTAGAGAGTTATAAAATACTCGAAAAGTTATTGTAATAAAAACATTAAATTTAGAACCTCTTATTTAGTTATAAGGGGTTCTTTTTTTTTATTATCTTTGTAGAAAGGTTTACAAATGATAAATTCAGTAAGAGCAACAGTATTATCTATATTAAATAAAAATAACTATGGGTATATTTCTCCATCAGATTTCAATTTGTTTGCGAAGCAAGCTCAGTTAGATATATTTATAGGATACTTTCCAAGGTATAACTATCAGATAAATAAAGAGAATCAAAGGCTTCAAGGAACAGGTTACTCTGATATTAAGAAAACTATGGAGGATATTGAGTTCTTCTCTATATCGGATGCATTAGTTCTTAATGTAAATAGTCCATTGGCAAGTAACTCATACTTTATGCCATCCGCATCGACCACAGGAACTGAGTACTATACCATCGGCAAGATGTTGATATACTCAACCAATAAGAGAAACGGGGCAAATACAGCTCTAGATGTAAATACATTTATTTTAATTGATTCCTTGGGCGCATTTATAGCAAATGGTGTCGCTGCGGGTGATATTGTGGCATTTATAAAGGGTGGCATAACTCAATACGCAACTGTGGTAAGCGTTAATAGCTCGATAGCT